CGGCCCGTACCCAACGTCCAACGGCCCGGCCCGGCCGCGCCCCGCAACGCGGACGCGGACGAGCGACTCAAAGCCCTCGATCAACGTCTCACCAACTCCGGCAGTCTGCGGGACGCCGCGGCGGCTCTCGCCGCCCGGCGCGCCGCCAGCCGCCGCTGACAAAGGACCAAACCAAATGGCACTTCCCACCAATACCTTCACGACCTACACGGCGGTCGGCAATCGCGAGGATCTGAGCGACATGATCTACCGCATTGACCCGACCGATACCCCGTTCATGACCGCGATCGACAAGGCCAAGGCCTCGGCGGTCAATCATGAATGGCAGACCCAGGCGCTCGCGGCGGCAAATACCGCCAACGCCCAGCTCGAAGGCGACGACGCCGCGGCGGACGCCACGACGCCGACCGTGCGGCTCGGCAACATCTGCCAGATCTCGCGCAAGGTGCCGCAGGTTTCCGGCACCCAGCAGGCCGTCGAGCATGCCGGCCGCGACAACGAGATGGCCTACCAGGAGATGCTCAAGGGCCTCGAGCTCAAGCGCGACATGGAGGCGATCCTGGTCGGCACCAACCAGGCCAAGAATGCCGGCACCTCCTCGGTGGCGCGCGTGACCGCCTCGGTGCTCTCCTGGACCAAGTCGAACACCTCGAAAGGCGCCGGCGGCGCCGATCCTTCGGCTGCCGACGGCACGGGGACGCGCACCGACGGTACCCAGCGGGTGTTCACCGAGGCGAACCTGAAGACCGTTCTCCAGTCGATCTGGAACAACGGCGGCAAGCCCGACACCATCATGACGGGCGGCTTCAACAAGCAGGTTTTCTCGACCTTCACGGGCCGCGCCTCGCCGATCGAGGAGGCCAAGTCCAAGAAGATCACCGCCTCGGTCGACGCCTACGAGTCCGATTTCGGCACCCTCAAGGTGGTGGCGAATCGCTTCTCGCGGCCGCGCGACGTGCTGGTCCTGCAGACCGACATGTGGGCGCTCGCCTACCTGAACGGCCGCAAGATGGTGTCGATGCCGCTCGCCAAGACCGGCGACAGCGAGCGCCGCGAGGTGCTGTCCGAATACGCGCTCGAGGCCCGCAACGAAAAGGCCTCCGGCGGCGTGTTCGACAACACCACGTCGTAACGGCCGGCCTTCCCTCTCCCCGCAAGCGGGGAGAGGTGAGGGCAGCGGCGAGTAGCGAACCAAAAAGGCGCCCATGGGCGCCTTTTCATTTTCCGGTGTGCGAGCCGCAATCGCGGCCCCTTCCGAGCGAAACCAGACCACAAGGAGACACCTATGGCCTATCCGACCAACCGCACCATCAAGACCGTCGATCTCACCGCCTATTCGCCGAGCGTTGGCGCAACACCGGTTGCGGCCTATGTCCGCATCCCGTTCCGCTGCCAGATCCTGCAGGCGAGCTCGGTGCTCGGCGGCGCGATCACGACCGCTGACTCGCTGGTGGCCTGCGCCGTCAATGGCGGCGCGGCCTTCGCGACCATCGATATCGTGCAGCCCGGCTCAGCCGCCGGCCAGGTCAACACGGCGCTGCCAACCGCCGCGACCTATGCCAACGAAAACGACTCCATCGCCTTCACGCCGAGCGGCGCGGGCGGGGCGAATATTTCGGCCGCCTTCTCACTCACCATCCGCCAGCTTTGAGGGGCGATCGCCATGCAAGTCTGGAACCCCTCGGCCAGCTTCACGCGGCCGAACGACACGACGGCTTATGCGGCCGGCGACCTGGTGGCGAACGCCACCGCGGCCGGCGCGGTCGTGCCGCTGCAAATCCCGCTCGGCAACCAGTTTCCGAACGGCATGACGCGACTGACCCGCGCCCGGCTGGTCAAGAGCGGCACCGGCGTCGTCAATGCGAGCTTCCGCGTCCACCTCTACGAAACGGCACCCACCCCGGCGAACGGCGACAACGCCGCATGGTCGACCGACCAGGCGGCGCATTGGCTGGGCAACATTGATATCGCGTCGATGCTGGCCTTCACCGACGGTGCGGCCGGCACGGGTTCCGCTCCGGCGGGCTCGGAGATGTTCCTGCGGCTCGCCGGCAAGACCGTCTATGCGCTGCTCGCCGCGCTCGGCGCCTATGCGCCGGCCGCCAACGAGACCTTCACGCTCACCCTCGAAGACGTGTCGGATTACTGATGAGCACGGTCCTGCCGCGCATCCATCTCCATAACGATGGGCGCGCCCTGACGATCGAGCACGTGCAGGACGTCGAGCCCATCCTCAAGCGCAACAAGGCGCTGCAGGGCGAGCCGCAGAAGAGCGACTGGGGCCGCCACATCGCGACCATTCCCAATGTGATCCTGGTCCAGTGGATGAACCAGGAGGGCGCCGACGTGCTGCGGATGTCGAGCGACGAGTTCGGGGCCTTCATTCGCAAAAAGCTGGCCGATCCCGATTGGCGCCATTTGAGGACCGACAAGTGACGATACAGACCTATGCGGACCTGCAAGCCGCCGTCGGCAATTGGCTGGCGCGCGCGGACCTGACCGCGACCATTCCGGATTTCATCATGTTGTTCGAGACCGTCGCCAACCGCCGGCTGCGCCTGCGCCAGCAGGAAACCACGGTGACGCTCACGCCGTCGTCGGGGGTTGCCACGCTGCCGGCGGATTATCTCGCCTGGCGCCGTCTGACCTGGACTGGCGCATTCCCGCGCGAGCTCGACTACGCGCATCCCTCCTACCTGCGGGCGCTGTTCGCGACCGGCGCGCCGGGCGATCCGCGGCTGTTCACCATCGAAGGCGCCACCCTCACGGTGCGGCCCGCCAGCGATACGGCGCTCACCTTCGACTATTTTCAAAAAATCCCAGCCCTGTCGGGCACGACCACGACCAACTGGCTGCTGGCCTGCGCGCCCGACGTCTACCTCTTCGGCGCGCTCGCCGAGGCGCATGGCTTCGTCAAGGATACCGACAGCCTCATGTTGTGGGGCGGTCGGCGGGACGCGATCTTCGACGAGCTCGAGCGGCTCGACGCCAAAACGCGCGGACCCGCCGCGATCCGGGTCATGGGGGCGACGCCGTGACGCTCGTCCCCTTCACCGAATGGCGCCCCGATGTTTCCGACTTCCAGGCTCAGGTCACCAGCGAGATATCGAACGTGCTCCCGCGCGGCGACGGCTACGGCCCGTTCCCCGATTTCTCCGCCTATACGGCGGGCCTGCCGGGCGTGTGCCGCGGCTTCTTCAAGGCGATCAATACCGACGGCTCGGTGGCAATCTTCGCCGCGACCGCGACCCGGCTTTACCGGCTCAACAACACCAACCAGAGCTGGACCGATGTCAGCAAGGGCGGCAGCGGGGGCGGGGGCTATTCGTCGGTCTCCTCGACCGACAACTGGCAGTTCGTCCAGTTCGTCAACCGCGTGATCGCGGTGCAGGCCAACACGGCGCCGCAAAGCTTCGACCTCACGTCATCGAGCCTTTTCGCCGATCTCGCCGGCTCGCCGCCGCAGGCGCGCTACGTGTCGATCGTGGGCTATTTCGTGGTGCTGAGCGGGCTCCTGAACAATCCGTACCGGGTGCAATGGTCGGCGCTCGGCGATCCCACCGGCTGGACGCCGGCGCTGAATTCGTCCGACTTCCAGGACCTGCCGGACGGCGGCGTCGTGCGCGGGGTCGCGGGCGGGGAGTATGGCAACATCTTCCAGGACACCGCGATCCGCCGCCTGATCTATGCGCCAGGCTCGCCCGTCGTCTTCCAGATCGAGCGCATCTCGGACGACCGCGGGCTCTATGCGCCCTATTCGCTGATCCGTTCGGGCGACCAGATCTTCTTTCTCGGCCCGCAGGGATTTCAGCAAATGGATCCATCCGGCTATCCGCGGCCGATCGGCAAGGAGAAGGTGGACCGCACCTTCTTCGCCGATCTTGACGCCGGCAACCTGCAGCTCGTGCTGGGCGCGTCCGATCCGCGCCATAACCGGGTCTTCTGGGTCTATAAATCGAACAGCGGCACGGCCGGGCTGTTCGACAAGCTCCTGTGTTACGACTACGTGCTGCAACGCTGGGCGCCGATCGCGATGCGCGGCGAGTATCTGGGCTCGCTTTCGCAGCCGGGCCTGACGCTGGAGAACATCGACAGCATCTCGTCGTCGATCGACGCCCTGGTCCCCTCGCTCGACAGTTTCTCCACCTCGGTCACGCCCGAAGCCGGGATGTTCGATCCGTCGCATCGTCTCGGCTTCTTTCGCGGCGCCAATCTGGAAGCCGCGATGGCGACCGGCGCGCAGGCGATCGGGGAGGGCAGGCGGGTGTTCGTGCGCGGGCTGCGGCCGGTCACTGATGCGCCCACGGTGTTCGGCTCGACCGGCATGCGCGAGCGCCTCGACTCGGCAGAAGCCTTCCTGGCCGAGCAACAAATGGATGCCACCGGCACCGTCCCGCAGCGGGCATCCACCCGCTTCGCGCGCGGCAAGCTGCGCATCCCGGCGGGGACGGCCTGGAATTTCGCGACGGGGGTCGACCCCGAGGTCGTGCAGGAAGGAACGCGATGACAGCTTATGTCCTGTCTCCCGACGAACAGGATCGCCGCAAGGTCAATACCGCGATCAATCAGCTCGCGCAGGGGCGCTCGAACGCGGCCGGCACGGTGACGCTCGCCGTGAACCAGGCCAGCACGACGGTCACGGCGCAGAATTGCGGCGCAGGCAGTGTCGTCCTGCTCTCAGCCCTCACCGCGCATGCGGCGGCCGAGATCGGCAACGGGACGATCTGGATGGGCGCGGTCGCCAAGGGATCCTTCACGCTCACCCATGCCAACAATGCGCAGAACGACCGCACCTTCGGATGGGTGGCGCTTGGTTGAGGGTGCCTGCGTCGATCCGCGCCAGGTCCATATCCTGTGGCCGCATGTATCGCACCTGGTGCGGCGCGCCATGGAGCGCGGCCAGATGGGTCGCTTCGAGGACGTGCAACGCGATGTGCTGGCCGGCAACGCCTATCTGTGGGCCGCCACCGAGGACGAAAAAATCCTCGCCGTCGCGGTGACGCAGATCGGCCGCGACGCAAAAGGGCGGCTGTGCACCATCGTGGCGTGCGGGGGCGCCGGATGGCGACGCTTCGGCCACCTGATCGAGGTGTTGGAAAACTATGCGCGCGACGAGGCCTGCCGCGCCATCGAGGTGTGCGGGCGCCCCGGTTGGGCGCGACTCCTGAACTATCGCACGACCAGGGTCGTGCTGCGAAAGGAACTCGACTGATGGGCGGAACGAGCAGCAGCCAACAGAGCACCAACCAGGAATCCCAGGTCACGCCGTATCAACCGGCAGCGGCCGGGATTCAAGGCATCCTGGGGAACCTGATGCCGAGCGTCGACGCCATCAACGGCACGCCGCAAACCAGCCAGGCGTTCAATCAGCTCGAGCAGACGGCGGGTGCCGGCAACCCCTATGCGGATCAGATCGGCAAGGTGGCCAATTCCCAGATGGCGGGCGGCGCCAATTACGACGCGGCGACCGGCTTGCTGGGCAAGGCCTATGGCGATATGCGGTCGCAACTCGCTCCTTATACGGGCGGCAACGCCATGGACCCCGCCAGCAACCCGGCGCTCGCGCAGCAGCTCGCCACCGTCAACCAGCAGGTCAGCGACACGGTCAACCCGATGTTCGCCGGCTTCGGCCGTCTCGGCTCGCCCGACAACGCCAAGGCGATCGCCATGGGGATCGCGCAGGGTGCGACCCCGCTGCTGCAGAACGCCGCCGCCAACCAGCTCAACGCGATCAATGCTCTCTACGGCGCCGGCGGCACGACCGCGCAGGGTTACGGCAATCTCGACGCCAACAACGCCGCCATCCGGTCGCAAGGCGTCAACAACGCCAACACGGCCTATGGCGCCCTGACGGCGGGGCCGCAATTGCTGCTGCAGACGGCGCTCGCCCAGCAGGCCAACCCGCTCCAGATGGCCGGTCTATTGAGCCCGATCTACGGCGGCCTCGGCACGCAGTTCGGCCAGACCAAGGGCAACAGCGCGACCACGGGAACCAACACCATGTCGGGGGCGCAGCAGTTCGGCACGATCGCTCAGGGGATCGGCAACCTCATGCCGAAATTCACAGTGAAATGAGGGAGGAAAAAATGAATTGGCGCGATGAGATGTCCCTCCATCATGCCCGCGCTTGTCGCGGGCATCCACGTCTTGATGCATCGGCAAGAACAAAGGCGTGGATGGCCGGGACAAGCCCGACCATGACGGAATCCCCAACGCAATCATAGGCACTCCCATGGGCATCCTCGACGGCTATCAATTCGATCCCAGCAGCTACGGCGGAACTCCGCCGGGTTGGCTCGGCGCGCTGCTGCAACCCGATCCGGGAATTGCGCAGGGTCCGACGCAACTTCCGCCGAATTTCGCGTCGATGTCGGGCGGCGCCACGTTTCCGCAGGCGCCGGCCGGGAAGGGCCCAGGCGCCGTCGCGCCGATGCAGAGCGCGGCGAACGGCTTTGGCAAGGACGCGGGCGCGTCGAATCCCTTCACGGATTTTCTCGCGAGCCTCGGGAGCGGGATCGGCAACGTGTTCTTGCCAAGCCCGGCCGCCGCGCCGGCGGGACCGCAAACGGCGCCGAGCCTGGTCGACCGGCTGAGCGCCGGCGCCACCAACTTCGCCACCGGCGGTAGCCCGATTGGCGGCGTCTTGAATTCCGTGCGCGGCCTCGCGACCGGCGAGCGCACCGACCCGGCCGGTATCCGCCAGGCCAACCAGCGGGCGACGTTCGACGCGCTGGTGGGCGCCGGGGTCGCGCCGCAATTCGCCCATGTGGCGGCGCTCAACCCGGATATCCTCAAGACAGTCGTCGCCGCGCACTTCAATGCGCTTCCGTCGCAGAAAACGGGCACGCCGGACGTCGCCTCGGGCGCCGGCGGCCCTGGCTCGCCAGCGCCGCAATCATCGGCCATCGGTCGTGACGAGGTCGAAGCAGCGGGCAGCCACGCGCCGGCGGACACGGGACAAGATGCTGGGCTCGTCGGCCGAGCTGGTCCCGCGATCCCGCGCCGGCTCCCGGTATCGCCACCCGCGCAACCCGATCTCGCCAACCAATTGGCCCGACCGCTCGATGCGCGTCTCGCAAACCTGCGCCGGCTGCTTCTCTCCGGGCCGGCCGTGTTGCCTCTCGTGCGACCACAGCAGCCATCCCGTTAGCCAATACCGCCGACCACCAGCGTGCCGAGCGTCGCTGCGCCGCCCCGACGGTAGGCGTGACATCGCCAGCGGTCCCTATCCATTCAGCCTTGCAGGAGACAATCATGCCTTTCTGGGGATGGTCGAAGACCGCCGCGAGCAACGCCAGTTCGGACCCGACAATTAATTGGGCTGAGGGCATGGCGCCGAGCGCCGTCAACGACTCTGCTCGCGCCGGAAACGCGCGACTCGCGGAGTGGCGCGACGATATCTCCGGTACGATCACGACCGGTGGGACTTCGACGGCTTACGCCGTCACCAGCAATCAAGTGTTTGACACGCTCGCGCACATGAATGGCGCGATGCTCAGCTTTGTGCCGCACACGACATGCGGCGCGACCGTGACGCTAAACGTAGACGGACTGGGCGCGAAGCCGCTGCGCACGTCGCCGGGCGTTGAAGTTCCAGGCGGCACGCTCATCCAGGGCACCCCTTACGTGGCAACGTACAACAATTCGGATGGGGCGTTCTATTTACAAGGCTTCTACGCGTTGCCTTACACAGTCCCTCTCGGCGGTATAATGCCCTATCTTGGCTCGACCGCACCGAATGCCAATTTTGCATTGCCATTCGGCCAGGCAATCTCGCGCACAACCTATGCCGCAATGTTTTCGCTGGTTAGCACAACCTTCGGAGCCGGCGACGGGTCAACTACATTCAACATTCCCGACTTGCGCGGTCGCGTACCGTTCGGTCTGGATAATATGGGCGGAAGCGCCGCCAGCCGGATCACGGTCGCGGGGGGAAATTTTAACGGCACGGCATTGGGGGCAACGGGTGGCGCACAAAATCACACGCTGACGACAGCGGAACTACCAATCACGATCGGGACAACAGTAGAAACCAATGTCCCGTATAATATTTCAGGGCCGAATAATATTCCAACCGCCACCAGCAATGTTGCAACGCCGTTTTGGCCCGGAGCCATTTCGATTGGCACATTGAACATCACCAACGCCAGCGGTGGAAATGCCCATACGATCCTGCCGCCCGCAATCGTGCTGCCCTACATTCTGAGGATCATCTGAGGGGATGCGCAAGGGTTGTGAAATCGGCTAGGTACCCGTTCCAGGCCTTTGCTTGATGCGACAGCGTAAAATTTTGCAAGATGCGAGCGCGGGCGGCGCGCCCCATTCTTTGGCGCAGAGCGTCATCCGATAGTAGGACATCAATGGCCTTCATGAGGGAGGCGGCGCTTTTGTCGTGAACAAGAATGCCAGTCTCGGCGGTCACAATGTCCGAAACTCCGCCGGCGCCAACAGCGACCGTCGGAACGCCGCACGCAGCCGCCTCTAAGAGCATTTGCCCGAACGCTTCTTCGATTGCCGTACTGACGTAAATATCGGCGCAACTGAGAATAAGGGGCATCAGCCGCTCATCATTGACGAGGCCGAAAGGCCGAACGCCTTCTATGGAGCCAGAACCTTTGCCGATCACGGCAACGTGGATATCGGATCGCGCGACTAGTAATGCGCAAAGGTCGCGGAACAGGATGCCGCCCTTAAATTCATCATGGATATTGATCGAGCCGAGCACGATGACAGGTTTGTCGACAGATAGGCATAGCATTCGCCGCGCAGCCGCTTTTTCTATTGGAGCAAAGAGGTTGTGGTCTAGGCCGAGGTGAATAACATCGATGCGGGCAGATGGGAATCTCTGTCGTGCAAGCCGCGCCGTCCAAGTGCTGTTGGCGACAAGAGGAATAGCGCCTGGGCCAGTAAAGCAGTCGCCCCGTTCGCGCCAAGCGGCCGAGATTTTTTCAGGCGCGAGCCTCGGGTGTTCGTCGGGGGTGGGGCAGGATGCGTCGCAGCCGGTGATGTAGCGCGTGCATGATCTAGGATAAGCACAACGCCCGGTAACCCAGTAGCAATCATGCATGTAGGCGATGACCGAGGCCCCACACTCCCGAAGGCAAGTGAGGATCCCAATGGGCCATTCCGCACCGTGGATATTTCCAACGATGACGAGCTCCGGACTGTCAGTCATGATCGCATTCGCAATCGCGTCGGCGCTAGCGGATAACGGCGCCCGAATGGCTAGGCGTCGATCAAGTTTTGGGTTGCCAGTCACAAATGCGTATCTCGGAACTGGGGTTGGTTGACTCGCAAAGATCGAAACGGACCAGCCGTTGAGAAGGAAGGAGGCGGCTTGCCGCTTTTGCGCGATCCCGGCACCGTAGAGAAAACCCAGATCGTTGAGGAATGCCACTCGTCGCGCTGGAGGATTGTCAACTTTTGATGACACCAGGCGAGCGCGCCGCGCGGTTTCTTGACGAATAAATTTCCGCGTCTCGCGGGAATGTTGCTGTCTCCAAAGTTTGCGCTCGTTTAATGCCAAGAGGAGCGGCAACAGCGGCTGGTACAGAGCGCGCCATAGCATAAGGAGTGTTGCGTGCCGGCGCAGAAAAGCGCTGATCGCCGCGCGTGCGGATGATCTGCGTGATGTCGATTGTTGTTCAAACGCCATGCGTAATGACACAGGGATAGGTCTGGCACGTGATCGGCGTTCCGCCACGCTGTTCAATAAAAATACTGACGCGATCTAGTTCGCGATCGTCGGAAAGAAACAAATCCTGCGATCCAATGTCGAGGACTCTTGAACCTGGAAGCAGGCCAAGTCCGCTCAGCCAATCGAGCGTGGCGTAAGAATACCCCATTACGGCAAATTCTCCGGTTCCCTGAATGCCGCCACCGCGACGGAGCTGAGCAGCCGAACTGCCTGGCTGCCGTTGTCGTTCGTCCACAAACCTAACACTCGTGGCCAAGATGACCAAGACCACACCGAGATCGTCCGGGGTGCTGTGCAGTGCGTGCGGAGCGCCTTGGCGCCCCGCAGAATCACGACCCACCCCCACCGTGCCCCAACGGGGCAGAGAATCCCATGCCCCAATCCACCGATGCCCAGGTCGATGCCGGCGCGCTCGCGCTGTGGGCCCACACCCAGGGCTGCTCGACCGACGAGGCGGAAGAGCGGTGGGACTCCGTCCTCGAGGATTTCCGGAACGTCTACCGGAGAATCGCGCGCCTCATCGTCGAGGCCGCGCTCAACACGCCAGCAAACCAAACAGGAGACTGACATGATCGGATATGCGCTCGGCTGCCTCACCGTCGGCGTCGCGTGGTTCTTTTGGCCGAGGCTCAAGGCATGGGCTTCGGGCGAGCAGGCCAGAGTCGTTCGCGACGTGAAGGCCGAGGAAGCCAAGCTCGGGGAGAAGCTGTGATGGCCTGCATCGATCGGGCGCTGCTCGGCCGGCTGTGGCCGCATGCGCCGGCGGCGCTCCTGGACGCGGTCGCGGCGCATTCCGCTCAGGTGCTTACCCGCCACAAGATCAACACGCCGCTGCGCATCGCGCATTTTCTCGCCCAGGTCAGCCACGAAAGCGGCGGCGGCACCATCACGGCGGAGAACCTGAGCTATTCGACTCCGCAGCGCATTGCGGCGGTGTGGCCGACGCGCTTCTCGGTCGAGACCGCGCAAGCCTATGTGCGCAACCCCAAGAAGCTGGCCTCGAAAGTCTACAGCAGCCGCATGGGCAACCGTCCCGGCACCGACGACGGCTACACCTACCGCGGCCGCGGGCTGTTGCAGCTCACCGGACGAAGTTCCTACGCGGCGATCGGCGAATTGACCGGGCTCGATCTGGAGAACGACCCGGATCTCGCCTTCGCGCCCGACACGGCGCTCGAAGTGGCGGCCTGCGAATTCGCCAGGCTCGGCTGCCTGCCGTGGTGCGACAAGGACGATCTGCGCCAGGTCACCCGGCGGGTGAACGGCGGCACGATCGGGCTCGACAGCCGTAGGGCCTGGCTCACGCGCTGGAAACAGGCGCTGCCAGATCTGCCGGGCGATCCCCACGACATCGAGGACAATGAGGCCGCGCCGCGCGCGGCCGAATTGTTGCCCAAGGATATGTCGACGTCGAAGATCGGCAATGCGGCGGCCGGCGTCGGCGCCGTCACGGCGCTGTCGCAGGTCAACGAGATCGCGGCGGCGGCCAAAGAGGTCAAGGGCAACGCGCAGGATCTCGGGCTGTTCGACGCCGTGGGGGCATTCATGCACAGCCCGGGCTTCCGCGTCGCCATCACGATCATCATCGTGATCGCATGCGGCGCCATCTGGTACTGGCGGCGCGAGCACGCGCGGGCGGGCGTGTGATGGTCCCCTTCATTCTCGCCTATCTGTGGCACGGCCTGCTCGGCTGGGTCGGCATCACCGGCGTGGTGCTGATCGGCGCGGTCGCGGTCTTCGTCTACGTGCCGATCAATGCGGTGCGCCACGCCTGCGTCGGCGTGGCCACGGTGTGCGTGGTCATCCTGTTCCTTTACCCCAAGGCCTTTTTTGATGGAGAACGTCATGTTCAAGCCCAATGGCAAGCCGCCGAGCAGGCGGCGCGCAAGCTCGGCGATGCTGCTCGCGCCGATGCTCTCGGCGACGCTGCTCGCGGGGTGCGCGACCCATTCGACAGCGACGACAACTGACACGATTTGCCGGCCGTGGAAGCCGCTCGGCTATGCGTCGAAGACCAGGACGAGCCCGCGCTTTGCCGGCCCGGCGCTGGTCGGCGATCTGCGGGTGCACAACTTCACCGGCCAGCGGCTGGGCTGCTGGAAATGAGCGACATTCCCCTCAATATCGCCCTCAAGGTTGCCGAGATCGTCAGCATCCTTGGGGGCGGGACGGTGGTCGCGTTTCGGCTGGGGCGCACGACGCAGCGCGTCGAGGCCGCGATGACGCAGCAGGGCTACGAGATCAACTCGCTGCGCGACGAGATCAAGACCCTGAGCAAGTTGATCACCGAGGTCGCGTTGCAGGGTCAGCGCCTCGACATGCAGGACAAGCGCCTCGATACGCTCGACCGTCGCTACGAGGAATTGCGCCACGGCGAGGGTTTCGCCCTCCCGCCCGACGGGAAGCTGATGGTTCCTCGGCCGTTCAAATAGTCGTCGTCAAAGCCGTCGCGGCCGCATTGGCGCGCGCGTTTCGACCATAGGGGTTTCAGGGGGCAGCACCATGACGGGTCAGACGCGACGGCGACACGTGATTGCCAAGCCAAAAAGAAACCGCCGTAACGCGCGAGAAGATGACGACGACGAAATCGTATTGCCGGACTGCGCCCTCAATCCGGGCATTGTTGGTCGGTGAAGGACCAAATCATTCGCTTCGGGAAATTAGCTACCGCGGTCGGTCGCTAAGGCGAGTTCGCGCGCCACCCGAACGGCGACCCGAAAGTCCAACCTCTCCCTTCAACAGCTCATGGATTCCCGCATGATCCGCATCCTCCTTGCGGCGGCGCTTTCGCTCGCCTGCGTGTCGTCGGCAGATGCCAATGCCAAAAAGCCGAACCGCAAACCGATCGGGTGCGCGATCGTCAACGGGGCGGGCGGGGGCGGGAGCGGCTGGCATATCGCACAAGAGCCTTGCGTGAAGGATATCGACAAGGCCCACGCCATCAACGCACGCAAGCGGGCGCGCCGCAGCAACGCCGCGACCGGGCTTCCGGCCGCCCGCCGGCGCGGGGTGATCATCGCGCACCCGTCAGGCTGTCCCCGCGTGGCGTTTTGCGGGTGCGGTGCGGCGGTCCGTCTGTTCGGGGCGCCGATCCGCTCGCTCTGGCGGGCTGCCAACTGGTTGCGTTTTCCGCCTGCCGCGCCTCGCCCCGACATGGCGGCCGTGCGACCGCATCATGTGATGGTGATCCTGGCCTATCACGGCGGCGGGATGGCGACGGTCTACGACGCCAATTCGGGCGGCCATCGGACCCGTATCCATGAACGCTCGCTGGCCGGATTCCGCGTCGTGAATCCGCGTGCCGGGCCGCGGCACCCGTCTGTGTAG